ATGAGCGCCGACACAAACCTATTGCTCGACCTCACGCCACGCCAAGTGGAAGTTATCCGCCTAGCACTACGCAACCAAGAAGAAACGCATAAGCGTAATGGGTTCAAGGTGCTACAAGTAGAAACCTCTGACCTGCGCTCTTATATCGCAGACAGAGTGATTGACAATTCCAAGTCTATAGTGTAGTATTAGTCCTGTAATCAAGTAGCATCTACCACTCTATAATAGAGCGCGTAGCCAACAGCAAGGAAAGGAATGAAATGGAAGATGATAGCAATACCGCCCTGTGCGTCTGCGGAAATGAACGCGAAGCAGATGACATGGTGATTCACCCACACAGCGGTGAGCCACTATGCGAAGATTGCGTTTATAGTTGCAACAGATGTGGCGACATTGGTGATTCCAATGACTCATGGAGCGATGTGGACAGCAACATATGGTGTGATAATTGCACTGACAGATACGCTTCTTGGTGTGATAGAGAGGAAGCGCATACTGAAGATAGTTCTTACTATATCAATGACTCAGGTGAGAATTGGTGTCAGAATTGCGTAGATAACTACGCATCTTGGTGCGAATCGTGTGATGAATATACTGAAAATGGCTGTCAGAACCTTTGCAATGAGGATTACTCAGATGGTGAGCGTTTAGTCCATGACTATTCATATCGCCCTGATGCTATCTTCCATAGCACAGAAGATAATGCTCGCTTGTTCTTCGGCATGGAAATCGAAGTCGAAGCGGAAAACTATGATGTCCGCCGAGAGGCTGCTCAATTCGCTCAGACCCGACTAGAAGTAGAAACCTCACTTGGCTATCTCAAGAATGATGGCTCACTTAATTGTGGGTTCGAGGTAGTTACGCATCCCATGACCTATGACTTCTTTATGAATGAAGCCACAGAATTCTGGGATACCATAGATAAACTCAAATATGAATTCAATATGAAGTCGTGGGCTACTAGAACTTGTGGCTTACATATTCATATCTCACGCTCAGGTTTCAACGGACCTGCGCATACTCACCGCTTCCTAAATCTTATCTACTCCAACCAAGCCTTCTATCAGGAAATGGCTGGGCGTAGTGCAAGCAGTTGGGCTAAGTTCGATGATGCTCAAAAGTGGAACCCTGATACCTCTAAATGGGATAAGAGTTTCAAGCATAAGATAGCCGACCCGACTACTGTAAATACTGACCGCTACTCTGCGGTCAACACAAACAACCGAGCCACTCTTGAGATGCGTATCTTCAAGGGTAGTATCAACACCACCAATGTCCGAGGTGCTCTAGGCTTGGCTCACGCCAGCGTCGAATACACCCGAACTATGTCCCTTCAAGAGGTCAAAGACGGCGGTCTAACTACCGCTAAGTTCATTGACTATATAAATTCCAAGCCCGAACTCTATGCTGATGTAATCACCCGTATGGGTAAATGTCCGTCAATAGAAGCCTTCATGCTCTATAATAGAGCGCAACTAGCCGAAAGGAACTAACCTATGTGTTTATTAGTAGTAAGTGAACCCAACTCAACACCAAGCAAGAAGGACTTAGACTGTGCTTCTTGTAATAATCCTCATGGATTCGGTTACGCAGTAATTGCTGGTAACGAAATCATCCGAGGTCGTGGCATGAGTGCCAAGAAAGTAATTGCGGAGTTCTTACAAGTCCGCAAGCAATACCCCGATAGTTATGCAATGTATCATGCTAGACTAGCAACGCATGGAGTCAAGAATGAGGACAACTGTCATCCATTCATAGTAGGTGGTGATAAACAGACCTATCTAGCCCACAATGGGATTCTAGATGTTCAGATTGCCGCGACAGATAAGCGTAGTGATACTCGAGTCTTTGCCGAAGATGTCCTACCTGCTATGGGTGGCGTTACCGCTCTAGATGATGACAATGTATGGAAGATAGTCAGCAAGTGGGCTACGGGTAGCAAGATTGCTGTCCTCACAGTAGACCCTAACGCCAAGGAATACTGCTACATTATCAACGAAGATGCTGGTCATTGGGATAACGAAGGTAACTGGTGGAGTAACACGACATACAAAATAACCGATTACTACTCATGGGCATCCGCTCCGACACAAACCAAGCCGAGGAATCTAGCCGACAGAATCTTCACCTACGACGATATAGCCAACTATCCACTGGACTACACTTGTCCGACCTGTGATGCAATCCCGTATGAGGATGCCAATCCGTATTACTGCGAGATGTGCTTCACATGCTACGATTGCTCAGGTATGTATAATGACACATGCCTGTGCTGGTCGCCCGATGCTGACAGATATCAGTATGCAGAGAAAAGCAAGGCATGGTACGATGAAGAATACCTAATACCGATGATAAGGAGATAGCATGACACCACACAAGATAGCGCAAGAAGTAACTGGAGAAGAGTTACTAAATAAATATATGATACAGTCCTCACACCCAGTAGTAAAATCCTGGGTCAAGCAATTTATGCTTAACACTGGTGAGGTTGACGGCGAGTATGTAGGTAGGCTATACTGGAATGATGATGATGGTTATTCCATAGTCTTCGACCATAACACGCCACCTGAGGCAGACCGACCTGAGTTCAATTATATACTGGACTCCCTTACTAGACAGGACTACTACAATGGCTAGACCGATTCCTTCAGAAGATGCTGTGCCATATACCGCTGAGGTATGGGTTAAGTTCGAGTTCGAAATAGAGGCTGATGATGATGTCCAAGCAGAGGAGATTGCCTCTTATGACTGGGAAGAATACAAGTATCGCTCTACTATAGAGCGTATCCGAGTTCAAGCGGAAGACGCGTGCGAGGACTGCGATGAGTATCATGAGTATGGTGAGTGTGGATTAGACTCTCCCGACCCTGATGTATTACATGATGAGATGAGGGAACTATGAGTTACCATATAGGTAGAGCCGAATATGTAAGGGATGTAATAAGGACAGAAGAACGCATCGTTGGCGCTTGTGAGGGTAGTGATAACCCTGACCTATGGTTTCCAGAACTTGGACGAGGTAGCGGTGGTGTTGCAAAAGCGGAAGCAAAAGCACAGGAGATAAATGTTGCATTAGCAATATGTAAGTCTTGCGACAAGAAAACAGAATGCCTTAAAGAGGGCATGTTGTTTGATAATTTGCCATATGGGATATGGGGTGGTATGCTTGCTGGTGAACGCTTAGCAATGGCTGGCGTTAAATCTACAGACTACCACCCATTTACCCCACAAGGAATTGCTATGCATTTCTATAGCAGAGTGAAGCCATATCTAAGGAGGTAACATGAAGCGATTAGCACTATTTATCCTAGCGATAGTAGCACTAGCGTATTTCGTACCAATACACGCAGCAACTAGTCCAGAACTAAATAATGAACCCACCAAGTGGACTAAGTTAGATAGCAAAGCCTATGCAAGAGATGTAGTATCTAGGTGGGAAGCCAGACAATGGAAATGTCTAGATAAGTTATGGGAGAAAGAAAGCAACTGGAGAAAGAAAGCCTATAACCCTATAAAGGTAATGGGTAAAAACGCTGGTGGCATACCGCAATTACTTGGGCTGTCGCCTAAATCTCGACCAATCGAGCAGATAGAAAGGGGATGGGACTACATTGAATACAGATATGGAACTCCATGCAACGCTCTACGATTCCACGAAAAGAACTGGTGGTACTAATGAGTAGCCTGCTCTATTATAGAGCGCATTCGACACAAACATGGAGGGTAGGATATGCCTAACTATGAGTATAAATGTTCCACATGCGATACATCGGAAGAACACTATAGGTCAATAGACAATAGGGACGCTGCTCCCAAGTGTCAATACTGCCAACGATTAACTACAAGAGTCATACTAGCAACACCTGCCCACTTCAAGGGTAGCGGATTCTACAGCACAGGAGGATAAATGACAGATTACTCTGCAAAGGAAATGGCTTACAGAGAGAAGTTAATATCAGAGATAGAAGATTTACTTAATGAAATATCAAACATGAAAGAAGAAACTCCTAGACCTAAGTTGAGCCTAGTTCGTGAAGAATAGCGATTGGGATATAGACTTACGGGCTGGAGAATTAGGGGAGAGCAAGGTCGCAGACTTGCTTTCTCTTGACACCGTTGAAGTTAAAACAGATAGACGCTGGAAGGAAACAGGTAATCTTTATATTGAAACTGAATGTTACTATGTAAAAGATAATTCCTGGAAACCTTCAGGGGTGCGAGTTAGTAAAGCATCTCACTGGGCATTCGTTCTAGAAAGTTCAGTACTGATTATACCAACCGATATACTTAAAGAAGTGGTATGGAATTCTACACGCCCTATCACTTGTAATATACCACCGAATCCATCGCGTGGATATTTAGTAACACCAGCGCAATTGCTAACTCAGGTTCAGCAATTACACATCAGAATGGAACAGGAACTTGAAGAGCATCTAGCCGAACAATGGGTAGACCCAGCCGAGAGGACCTACCCTGGATAGTATATATGGCATTATGTTCTTACTCTTCAGTTGCCTCTGTATCTACCTGCTCTACCAATTCACTTTCGGAATCGGCGCTTTCATCGCTAGAATCATGTTCTAGATACGGGCGATACCCGCCCATCTTGTTAACAAGTTTGCGAACTGCTCGTTTAATTCGCATACGGACGGCATCAGAACTCTCGATGTTGAGAGTAGAAGCAATATCAGCATAGTCAGCAGCATCAGCGAATCGTAAGAACAATAAGTTCTGTTCTTCATCACTGAGTTTTAAATAAGCAATATCGACTTCGACCATCATAGTGACCAAGTTGCCACCCTCAGCGGGGGCGCTTGGTTGCTTAGGTCCTTCAGAGTTTTCCTTAGCAGGTGTTAACAATTCCTTCCGCAACACAGAAGGTAGTAGCACCTCAACAATTGCTGGGTCATAATAAAATACATCATCAATTTCATAGCCAAGAGATTTGGCCTTCCATCTTTGACAATAATCTAGTGCTTGATTCCTAAGCGAACGATAGATTAAGTTCTTAGCATCACGATTACCAATTGCTTCCCATTCAGTTAACTTGTTTGGATGCTCTACAAACCACTGGTATAGTGATTGCTTTACATCAGCCAACTCAACCATGTTAAACTTCTTATGGTATTCCGATGCCACTGAGACTACGATGTAGTCCCAGGGCTCAATGCGTTCCCACTTCATTACCACTTCCAAGTCTTCCCATCTACGGTAAATGAGTTGTTCACGATTGGTACGATTTGTGGTACGACTGTCTTTCCATCTACATGCAGGATACCGAAGCCTTGCTGCCAAGTGAATAGCCCTGCCTTAATGTATTTAGCGTTACGATAATCCATTAGGTTGCCCAGCTCCATACCCCATATAGTCTTAGGCTTACCGCCACGATATGTCTGAGTCTGGTGTGTCAATCCCATTCTATGTGTGTGTCCACATACCACGCTCATGCCTGAACGCTTTGCTAAGCCTAGCGCAGTAGCACCAGCAGTAGGCTGGACATTGCCTTCATCACCATGCATTAGTAGCCAACCTGGTGCTAACTCATACGGGTCAACGTGGTATTCTATCTCAAGTTCTTTAAGTCCTAAGAAGTTTTCCAACTGTAGTTCAGGTAGACCAAGCAATCCTGGTGCCCGCATAGCAACAGTATTAAATAATCTATCTGTGTGATTACTACGGACCATATGCTCAACAGTTAAGTCATAAAGAACTTGGCGAGTCGTATCTCTGTCTCTACCAATAGAGCGTTCAAACTCTAACTCAGTGCCCTTGCTCCATTTACTGATTGTCTGCATATCCATTTCATCACCACAGGATACTACCGTGTCAGGCTGGTAAGCCTTAATGAATTTTGCTACAGCCTTCGTCGCCTCTACATCATGGTACGGTACTTGCAAATCGGAAATGCAAACGATAGTTTTCATTTGTTTTTAGTCCCCTTTTTAATAACTTTCTTGACAACCTTCTTAACAGCACGGCTAACATTTCCTTTAGCCACATTCTTTGAATGCGACATAGCCTGAAGGTTGCTGATGCTGTCGCTACCTTTGCGACCCTTGTTATCTTTGTGGTCTACATCGGTATCTCTAGATAGAGTAGTGCCATGAGCCTTCTCGTAGTCAACACGTGCTTTATTGCTAGAGGTAGTAACCCATTTACCGTTTACCTTTTTCTTGTATACATAGATAGGTCTACCACCATTCTGAGCACTGCCCTTGTAAGGGCCGAATCGTTTTATCTCCATTACTTATCCTTAATTGTTTTAGTTAAACGGTCTACTGATTTTGCAAGAGAATAAAGATAGAAGGCAATAGCATCTTCCGCACAATCAAAGTGCTCCATCTGGTCATCTTTATATTTATAAATATCTGATACTTTCATTAGTTGTCCCACTTTCCCCTAAGTACTAGCAATCCGATGATTGCATAGTTAGCCATATCCTTAAATGAATCTTCCAAACTTTCATGCTCTGGACTTGAGTCCGTATCTATTAAGTTATTGATGCGAGCCAACTTGTCATGCATCCTTACTCGAAGGCCGTTAAGTGCACCCCCAGGTGCATCTGAGATGTTTTTCGGGCCGTAGTCCCTATGCTTTGACAGCAGTAGTGACATCAATTCATCGTAAACAATCCTTACCTCATCGTCGAATTCAAGAGTGGCACGACGAGCGACAGCGTAAGGGCGCGTGGGTTCTTCATCACTTCGTATTTGGTAACCTGGAATCCTTGATTTGTTAGGTGTTCTATTATGTTCCATATCTCTTCATTCTCCATCTTCATTTTTGTGTGTCTCTTCTTTTATTAATTGTTTAAGTTGGACATCTATATCTACCATAGTGTCATGCACTACCATATCTTCTATGATACTTTTCATTGCACCAGGGTTAGTCTCTGCTGCATATAGCGTGGCGTATGTAGACTGGACAATCTGTTTTATTTCGTCAGGTTTATCAGCATTATCGTACAAGCATCTAAGTAGAGAACCAACCATCAATGTATAACCATTAGGTAGTATAAGTTTAGGGTCAAACTCTGATTCGTTATCTTCTAGTAAGTGGTCCGTCGCTTCAAATATATCATTGAACTCTTCTCCACAGATAGAGCAAGGTGGTATCTTATCCATCTAGTCCTGCCTTTTCTCTAATGTATCCCGCTCCGTATTTAACGTAGGCGCTGTTGACATCTTCTCCTTCTGGGAGTTGGACGACTGTGACTGGTAACTCTCTCGCAAGAGATGTAGCGAACTCCTTACCTGGTTGGTCGCCATCAGCAAAGACGAAGACCCTTTCAAAGTCTGCGAGTAATCGCGTGTAGTGTCTCTTCCAGGAATTAGCGCCTGGCACACCAACACAAGGAATACCGACACAACCACTGAGAGTAATAGTATCCAACTCACCTTCACACACCCCAATCCAATCTCCTGCTCTGTCAATGTCTAGTACATTGTACATCTTTGTTTCTGCTCCAGTCATCCCCATATATTTCGGCTCAACAGCAGGATTAAGACTACGAAAACGCAAATCGACAACCCCCGTCTTGGTAATATACGGTATTGATAATCGTCCAATAAATGCTTCATGTCCCACCTCAGGCTCCGAGACTACGCCGTATCGTGCCACCCGAGCCACCTCCCTTGTTATTCCCCGACTTGCTAGGTAATCTTCGGCCAGATGAATATTTTCCGCGTACTTGAGTGCTGCTTTGGCCAGTAATTCCCTCTGCGAAAGATTTTGCTTCACGTATGTCCACCCTCTCTTGCTTGGCTATAATCTGTAAACTGTTACCCTGCATTCCACATGCGAAGCAATTAAATATATTCTCTTTTGTATTAAAACTAGCGCTAGCGTGGGAGTCGTCATGGAATGGACATTTAATGTTTATTTGTCCACTAGTTCTACGAACTGTTGCCCCGTAGTGCTCTAGCACCATTACTATGTCTGGTAAATCATTATCAGAATACATCGCCTAACCTCAATACTAAATATGCATCATCAATGGACTTGCCTCTTGCTTTGATTACGACAGCAGGGAGTACGGTATCGCGGTCAAGGTTTCTTGCTTCCGCATAATGCGTTGCTTCGACCTGCGATTCCTTCGCCCAACCGCTGAGCGAAATAGCGTTGCCTGCCCCTGGGGCCTTGCATTCAAGTATGCCGATACTTCCGAAGAAGTCCGCCTTGATAGCGACATCGCCCTCATCCTTTGCGCCAGCTCTCGCCAAACGCTCGGCATCATAACCCCTACTACGAAACCAATCACGAATGTCTGTTTCAAAAGTTGCTCCTCTAGCCTTATGGCTTTTCCTAGTTGTCATGCGTTCTCTGGAATATCTTCTACATACATATACTCAGGGTTGAATGCTAACCAAGTCATTAGCGTTCCTCCTGCATCAGCGCGTCCATAGCGATTCTTGACTGATGCCACGCCCATCGATGTGCCAACCGTGCCGAGTGTACATATAAGGGCAGGTAACTGAGATACCTTGCCCTGTATGGCGCTTCTTGGCTGACAAGGTGTGCCAGGAATTGCTTCCGAAGTGTGATGTAGTACGACAATCGCTGCGTTAGTTGCCCTAGCAAGATATTTCAACTCCTTCATAATGGCTCGCATAGATGCGAACTCTTCGCCACCATCTGTGGCTACATCCATTAAATTATCTATAAAAATCATTGAGGGGGCGCAACCCCATTGCTCTTCAAATGCTTGCACTTCTTCTGATATATCTTCCAGGGTTGGGGATGACTCAAATGACCATACGATATGACTACCCTTACGAAGGACAGCCTTAGTCCAACCCTCATCAGTATTCATAAGTTGCTCAACATCGGTCTGGCTCTTGCCAGATATCATAGAGGCTAAACGCATAGCCATTGTGTGAGCATTAGTATCTGCTGATATATACAGGGTTGGTACATTGGTCTTGAGTGCAAGTGCTAGGGCAAGTGTTGATTTACCTGCCCCTGGAGCACCCGCAAACATTGACACTTCTGAACGACGGATTATAATCTTGCTTGCCTCAAAGGCCCTAAAACAACTAGGGAGGGGTTCGCCACCAATACTGGCTTTCCCAACTGACCTGACTAGTGTACGCATTGTCCCCTCCTTAGTTAGTTAAAATGGAAATATCTCTGCTTGTTCTAGTTGGCTGGCTTGCACTGGTCCGCGCCCTGAGGCAGTGGACATACCCACATCGCGTATGGGTTTCCCGTCTTTGCCGAGATTCCCGACTTGTACTTCCGAGCCCCGTGAATACATGTCGGACTCGCTGCTCCTCCTGGTGCTGAGGAAGGGGGTGCTACCGATGCCTGGGGCGGAACTGAGGATGGCGCTTGCTCTGTGCCTACCGTTGTAGGCGGCGTCACCAAAGGGGCTGCTGCAAACGCTGCCTTAATCAGTGACTGAACTGCTGCAATCTGAGTAGAGTAATCTCCTGTGCCTTCAAGCAATACGGATAGTTCATCCGCACTTTGTGCTCTTACGTTAATCATTGGACCATTTGGTATCGTGTAAGATACCTGTAACTTCCAGTCTTCATTAGCCATTTATTTATCCTTCTTTGTAGAGAATTGACAGTGTGCTGTGAGCCCACAGAGATACTGGCAATTGTTTGTGTTGGGCAAGAATATACCTGCCTTTCGTGCTTTATCAAATTGTTCTATCAAATACTCCATCTTGTCAAAGGTGTATTGAGATAAATCAACCATCTCCACAGTATTGCTACCGCGAGACATGTAGTAATTACCCCACTTGATTTCTATACCGAAGGCTTGTTCTAGCCCTAGTTTATAGAATCCAAGTTGTAGGCTACTTGCTGGTGTTTCTTTTGAGGTTTTGAGGTCGACAATGACAAGTTGCCCATTGACTTCAAACACTCGGTCGAGAATCATTTTGATAGGTACTCCAGCCACGACGGGAGTCAGCGCAAGTTCAATTGCTGGCTCGCCGTCTGGAGTTACCCATATCTTCCAATGAGGGTTCGCCTCTCTCCAAGCGATGTAGTTCTGTACCCACATTGGCCCTGTATTCTGCCAAAAAGTAACATCTTCCTTGTTAGGGTTAATCTTGGTAGAGCGACCCGCCACTCTAGCGTTGGTTAGGTCTAAGTCTCCCTTGCACTCTACCCAAGCTTGGTCCCATAATTCTCTTACTGGGTCTTGCATCATATGGTTGTCCTGTCATAGTTCTCACAGGCTAGGTGGAAGGCAGAACCACCGACGGACCAGACCGATGGCTCTTCCTTCTTGTTGAGTAGCCGCCCCAAATAGTACTGATAGCCACACGCCACATAGGTGGTAAATGCTGAGTAGGATATATGCTCTGGTAGTGTATATTCTTCTAGTTCGATTGACATAGGAAAAGTTTAGCAGAAAGTTGGGTTTTGTCAATTGTTTGATTGGTGTAATAAGTTGACAATAGCCGAAGGCTATGAGTATAATTGATATATAAGATAATATATATAAAAGGCTTTCAGCCTTTATAATATATAATAGATTATAATATATATTAATATCTAAGGAGTACTATGTCAAGTGAAATATTCTGGGCTGTGTTTTTCGGAGCCTCTCTAGGAACCCTGCTAGTCCACCTAGTTCTATCCGTCATAGACGAGTATCGTTCCAGGGTAGACCATAAGAGAATCCATCTTATGTTAGACCATCTGGAAGATGCTGAATTTGAGGACTGGGAAGACGCTGATTAAACCCTAGTCATATCGTGAGAATGACAAAAGAACCCCTCGCCCTAGTATAATCACTAAGGTAAGGGGTTCTAGTCGTTCTAAGGGGCCTTCTGGGCCGTTTTAAGGGCTATTCTGCAGGTGTATCAGACCCTACGCCGTATTCCTTTTCAGCCTTATCTGCCCATTTGGCAGCAGGTGCAGCAAGAGCACCGATAAGGACAGCATACTCAGGTGCTATGTTAGCAGCCAAGGCTATACCCATAGTAATAGCAGATGCTAGAACAGCGCGGACATAAGACTTGAAAGCAGCCTTAGTCTTTGGGTTCTTTAGTTTTGCGATTAGGTCTTTCATTATTTTCTCACCTTCGGTGTAGTTAGTTTCATCTTGGCGATTCTCGCCTTGACTTGTGACGGTGTTTCTATTATCTCAAAGTGCATCTCATCTTTCCAACCAGATTTATAATCTCCACCCCATCTGATGCCATACTTCTTGGCAATCCTGCGGAGTTTAATTGTCTTCTTAATGGAGAATGTTCCTGACTTCTTCCAAGGATGTAGGGTTGCATCTATATCTATAGCAGTACCGCTAGCGTGGTTGGAGTAGTCCTTCTGATTTGGGATGAGTGCAAAGTTATAGCCCCAGTCATCATATGTCCCTACATCTATCTTACTAATTTTCTTATGAAACTCTGCTGCAAAGTTAATCAAGATTGGTGCTACTGCAGATGCAACGGCAAAGTGACGGGTAGTTCCAGGCACGATAAAGTTCTTAACACCTATGGCATTCCTATCATCACTAGCGGTCCAACCGTTCTGACTTTTAAGTGACATCTTCTACCTCTTATGGTCAATCAACATATCAATGACTTCATCTAGCCTACGTTCTAGGCGATTCACTTGGTCCTTGAGACTTCCGCCTCCATTAGGTCGGAGTTCATATAGGTAATGCTTAACCATCCATCTTATTGTTCCAGCGAATGCTGTTACTATTGCAATGATGGCTAAGGCAAGTGAAGCCCAGTTCATAATTGTCATTATACTGTCCTAATAGTTATGTCAATGACTCCACCAAAACCATCAAAGCGTTTATCAGGTGGTGTCATACGAGTGAATGAGGTCTGCTCAATAACAACTTGGCGTTGCTCGCCAGTAGTCAGGTCTTGCCAGATAAGCACATCGCCGTTACTTTCCAACTCTTCAAGACCTAAGAGCCTAGCCAGTGCCTTACCTTCGTAACCAACTTGAACATTGTATCTATCTGTTTCAACATCAAAGCAATAAACAGGGAAGCGCATAATGCGTTGACGTGGTGTTGCGATTGTTGCCTTAGCCTGGTATCCTTTAAAGATAGGACCAGTTGATGTGACTGTTGCATCACGATTAAGAATAAATTTATAGGCTATATATTCCTGGGCTGTTTCAGGTTTAGTGGTTTCAATTTCAATTGGAAGGATTGTCGCGTCGTAGGTGATATGGTCATACTCAGTTCCATCTTTGTCCACAGTTTCAAGAGTCATTGAACCAGAGGTGTAATCACCACGCGCTAGTAGGCGCTTGTAGTTCTTAGGCTCTAGTGTTCCGTAGCGGATGTTACCTGTGGTTATGTGGCCAGATGAAATAAGTGTTGATTCATCTTCAACATAGATAGCACCATCAACTGCACCTGCGTTGCAAGTAACAAAAGCTAGTCGGTTAGTATCACCAATAAATGCACAGCCTGTAGTCTGATGACCAGTAATACCTGCAAAGTAAATGTCATTAGCATAGGCAAAACGTAGTGTTTCTAGTTCATTACTAAGGTCAATGCGGATTACTCCAGGCTCACCATCAACACCAGTAGCACACCATACATAATGGTCACGGGCTGCAAAGTCATAGCAAGGTTGGCTTGTCTCTACAATAAGTGGACCATAATCAAGTGAGCCATCTTGGTCTGATACTGCAGCAACGCGGATACCCTTGTTGGTTCCTATCATCATATGACCAAGGTAGTAATAAATTTTGTGAACTATCTCACCAACTGGTAATTCTGCTGCTACTACTGCTGATGTTAGCGTAGGCATTATACCTGCTGTGGATAGTGTGAACTTTTGAATAGTTGATTGAATACCGTTGTATCCAGCAATGTAGATAGCAGGACCTGATGCGGTAATAGATGTATAGACGTGAGTAACAGTTGGGTGAGTATACACGGGAGTTGGCTTAGCGACAGCAGATGTAGCAAACTCATACACTTTATTATCAGCACATAGGATGATTCTGTCTTTGACATATTCCATAGTGGCATTAGCCACTGTTCCAATTTCATCAAACATTACTACATCACCAGCACCAGCCACACCAGTAAGAGCCTTCTTATAGACAGTCTTCTTGGTTGCTGTATTGGTAATCCAATAGGCAAATGTTCCGTCATCACATATAGCATAAACAGGTGAGTTAATACCAGCGTTATAATCAATGAAATGAACTGGAGTTCCTGGGTCATCTACTGAAATCTTATCAACATCATACTCATCGTGTAGTAATACACCAGAGTCAGTTCCCCACTTGATAGAGCGTAGGTGTTGTTGAACGCTAAGGTTAGCGCCAATAGGACCATTAGTATCATGACCAGAGGTGCAGGACTTAAGTAGTGTTGCCTGTCCCTTGGTCCAGACATCTACACCCTTGCTATCAGCAAAGCGATAGTGACCTACCTCATCGGTAGTAGCAGGGTCAAAGAATTTAATTCCTGTTCCAGAATGAAACGACATCTGACTTCTAATCCACCAGCCAGTTAGCGATTGCTCCCCTGGCTCAGTCTGATTATCAAATTGTTCCTTGCGGAATGGAGCAGTCTGACGGATGTAAGGACGTGCATCATTGATGGCATAGAAGAATGGTTGTCCACCGATTGCTACATCGTATGATTCATTTGTATTCTGCCAGATTCTTCCATCAGATACAATACCTATGTCAACTGCAATCGCACGTTCGGCACGACCTTCGGTAATATCACGACCTGCCACGTATGCTCCTTAAATTATTGATGCTTCTATTTCGTCTACTGAATCGTCAATAGTTCGTTGTATATCTGAGGTTTCGTAAATCATTTACTCAGCAGGTGCAGTAAACACACCATCAGAATATGTATAACCAATACTTGCTGGGTTGCTATCTGTATATTCAATACAGGTCTGCCCAGTTGCTTCTTCTGCAACTTCTAAAGAAGGTGCATCAATAGTATTAATTACTTTAGTATCAAGTATTACTGCAAATGTAGCCATTTATATCTCCTTTTACCAATAAACTAACACAGCGCCAACACCGCCAGCGCCACCTGAGCCTGCTCCTTGACCACCAGCACCGCCACCACCGCCTGCTCCACCAGTCATACCAGCAGCATTTCCTGCTATTCCAGCACCACCATTAGAGGCAGTTCTACTAAATCCAGTAGATGCGCCACCAGTTCCAACGGAACCATTGTTGTAAGCACCACTACCAGCGCCACCGCCAGCAAAATATCCTGCTCCTCCTGCAGCGCCTGCAGTGCCCGATGATGGACCAGCACCACCATTATAAGCACCGCCACCACCGCCAGAACCACCTAGGCTTAAACCACCAGCACCACCAGGATTACCATAAGTTCCACCACTACCACCAGATGCAAAAACAACGGTAGAAGCAAATATTAATTTACCACCTACTGCGCCTGATGCGTTATTTCCACCGCCAACACCACCAGATGCTTGCAAAGGAACAGCAGATGAAACATAAGTATTACCACCAGAAGCATTGACGCTACCACCTGCACCAATAGTTGCAGTAGAAAATGATGGAACCCAACAACATATAGCACTAGCACCACCGCCGCCGCTATTAGCGTTACCACCACCTTGTCCTCCACCACCGCCTCCGCCAATCATTACAACAAATACATTGTCTGGCTGTCCAGTAATACCTGTTGTTGTGGTTGTGTAAGTATTACGAAGTGTTAAATCAGTTGGAATAAATGGTTGAGGTATAAATGAACTTGGACTAGATGCTGCTACTGGTGCAGGAAATGTATTAATACCCATTACGCTATCTCCACTCCGCTGATATGAAAGTCAATTGTTGTTGCAGATGCAAAACCCTTAATAGTCTGGGTTGTTTCAAGGACTTGCTTTAAGTCAATATAGACAGTTGAGTTTGCTGCAATTGTTGTAGTTGTATGGAGGTCAACATCATTAAGAAGTAGAGTGAATGTGCCAGCAGATGCAGCGGTATTAGCCACTGCTATGTTGGTAATTACTGTAGTTGTTGCTGATGGGACTGTGTATAATGTTGCAACAGATGTTGCTGCTGCTTCTCTTACTAGAGCCTTACTTGTTGTAGCCATTAGTTACTACGCCTTTCGGTTAGAGGGAATCCATCACGTCAGCGATGACGAGTGGGGTTAAATCAACTGCAGCAACTGCTGCTGCTACTTCTGAGTCAGTTGCTAATACTGTGGCTGAACCAGCCAATGTTGCTAAATCTCTTGCTTTACTCATTAGTTATCCTTACTTAGATAGTGCTGCGATTTCCTCGGCTGTTAAACCAAGGGCTGCTAACTTAGCCTGTCCTGCTGCCTTGGCTGCAGCAACTGCTGCTGCCTCTGCCTCTGCTGCTGCTTGCTGGTCTGCTGCTGCTAGTGCAGCAACTTCTATTTCTGCAATCTCAGCATCGGTTAGTTCTATAATAGAAGTTTCCCCTGTTGTGCAGTTGACTTCCACGCGTGTTGGTCTTGTCATTGTTTTCTCCTTATGAGTTCTTGATACCGTATAAATAGAAGGTTGAGTATTGAGCGAAGTTGCCCGCGTTGGGCGTAAATGTAATTATATTTATTGCAGAAGTGTTAGAGGATAGACCTGCGTCCATAGCCAAAACTGCCGCAGGTGCATTATATTCGCTGGCAGAATCAATACTAAATGATTTAGCAGTAGAGCCTGTATAATTTGGAATGTATATGTCGTTATTTGAGAATGTATTTGCAGTAGAAGTTGCTAATGGAAAGTATTGCAAATCAGATTGTGCTTGCGCCGATTGACCATAACTTGCAGCAGTTGTTCCATTGCTTGTGTAAACCATTTTTTCAGAATAACCACTTGTGCTAACTGTTCCATTACCAACTTGCATTTTTAAGTTAGTATTAGTGTAAGGACCAGTTCCTCTAGCACTAATAAAAATTCTAATATCTGTATAAGTTTGCGGAATACTTGAGAATGTAACGCTTGAAGCAGATGTGCTTAAAGTCTGAGCCTCTATAAGTTCGTATGTATTAGCCATTATGCCGCCTTGATTCCGTAAAGGGTAAAGGTTGAACCTGCAACAAAGTTGTTAGTTAAGAATAATTCAATATAATTTATTGCACTTGTGCTTTGCCACAACATAACCGCAGCAGTAACATTTCCAGCAGAATTGTTATCACGCATCAAAACTGTTTTGTAAGTTGTTGTATTTGAATAGTTCATAATATTAAATATAGTTGTAACTCTTGCTGATGTAGCAGGATAAGTTGCAAAGATAAAACCAGTTTGGCTGGTTTCTCTGTAACTTGTTGCAGTTGTGCCTGTTCCGTAGACTTGAGTATTAGAGTAGCCAGTTGCACTTGCGCTGCCATTACCTACCCTTATACGTGGATAATCAGTTCCACTATTAGAGTTTCCAGAACACACTAAAACTAAATCTGTGTAACTACCAGAAATACTAGAAAAGGTTATTGTTGAAGTTGAACCGCCACTAACTGTGTAAGTTGCTATCGGTTCGTAAGTTGTTGCCATTGTTATCCCTTAATTCCGTAAAGTGCTAATGATGAGTATTGGTTTAGCAAAGTGCCTGTTTGTGGCGCAATAACTATTGAAGTAATAGCAGAAGTAGACATCCATAAACCTGAGTTAAAGAACAACGCGCCGCTTCCGTTCAAATCCACACCACTCAAAGTTCTATGTGTTTTGTATTTATTATTATTGGCGTAATCCAAGATGTCGCAGGTAAATGCTCCAAAGAAATTTGTGTTTGCATTACCAGCAGTTCTAGCGATAACGGTAAAACTTGTAGAAGTTACGTTATCTGATAAGGCAGAAGCGCCATTACCAATCAATTCGTGATAAGTATAATTGCTTGCAGTATCTCCGTTAAATTGAACTTTTATTGAGTCAACACTTGAAGATGTGCGGTTTGTTTTGCTAATTCCTCTAATTTGCAGGTGAGTATAAGTGCTTGGAATAGAACTAAAGGTTACATTGGCAGCACCGCCAACACCAACAGTAACAGTTGAAATAGATTCATAGGCTCCCGTTTCTAAGTGCCCTGATATCTGAGAAGCCATTATTCCTAAGATTGGAGTCATTAGGCAAGGTCACCTATTACTGTGAATACATTGCTTGCTGTGCAGATAACTGTGCAAGCAGAATACTGTGCTCTGAGAACAGGAGCAGCAGCAACAGCACCAGTTGAAGTAATAGTTACACCAGCACCTGCAGCAAAGGTCGTAAGACCAGCACCAATAGATTGAATATCAATAGTCTGACCAGCAGTAAATATATCAGGTGGAATTGTTAAAGTAATTGCACTAGCATTGTTCATTGTAACTAACTTAGCATTAGCATCAGTTGATACCAGAGTATAAGTAGTTCCTGTTTGAGCATTGAAAGCAATTACCAAAGGAGAGTAGGTT